ATTAATCATTTGTTGTGAAAAATCACAGATACCCGCAAAAGTAGAATCAGGGTCTAGTAAACAATCAACAGACCATTTTTTTAATTCAACTTCATTGCGATACCAAACTAACGATTCGTCTTCGATACCTTGCTCTAATTTTTTATCATATATGCGCCAGTAAACTGGACTTGTGCGTTTACCGACTGTGGTCATTTCAACATCAAACTTGCCATCAATAGTGAATGAATGGCGAGGTGACATAGTTGGGTTAGGACCACCCTTTTTACGAGCAAACGCTTTTTGAAAAAAATTTAGCTCAGCGGCCTTACAATTAAAAACGTTGTCGAAACAATCGCGAGCAATATCAATGCGCGAAAGTGAGCTAATGCTTAAAACCTTAGATAACCAGTGATGTAAAATAAATGGAGTGGTGTGTGACCATAAGTGTTTACAGCCTTCACCAGAAATTTGAAAATAAACCGTTTCGCGTTGACCACCAATACCGACAAAACCAATTTGAGTGCCTTCACTTGTAACTAAGTTCATAGAATTATGATAACCGTGAAAGCCTTTATCTCGTGGTACTGATAGCTCAAAACCTAAAACGTAACGGCTAAAAACACGCAATGTATTGATATAAAAATCAGACATTCTTTCATTAATGCGTTGCTTTTGAGTTTCTAAGCTTTTAAGTAGTTGTTCAGGCGTTAAACCCTCAGTGTTAAATTCTTCTTTAATATTTGGTACTACTGGGAAAAGCGTTTGGGTATCTACCGTAGAGCCAATAGAACCAGCGCGTTTACAATGGCGTAAATCAGCAAGCGGAAAACTAAAAGATAAATGATCTATTATTGTTTGATTTGATTCATGCTTTTTGAAACGCTTAATGCGATTGTCGATAAGGTTTTGAGCAGTGTCTGAATATTTGTAATGCATCAAATCACCCCATCAGCTACTAACTGGCGATAATTTGAATCAGTAATTTCTACTGTTCTGCAATCATACTCATGTGAAACCCAAGCACGAAATTGGTACATATTATCGAAATAATCATAAACGCGAGTTCCATTCAAATCGTAAGTGACTTGAACCCCCGCTTGCTTGTTATTTTCGAAATATATTTTCATTTCTAAGTTTCTAAGAATTTATTTAATAGGCGTAGATTAGTTTCTTAGATTCTAATTGTCAACATTTATAAGTTTATCAGTTTATAATTAATGATAACTTTAGAAACAGGAACGTAAGATGCCTACAAAACATATAGATGACGTAACATGGCGAAAAGTAGAAAAGGAGCATGTAAAAGCAGTTGTTGCGACTCAAAAGTCTTTGAAGGATACGGAAATTCTAAGAATACTAATTAACAAAGGTTTAGAGTCGATAAGCGAAAGTGACTATCTGAAATTAGCTAAAAAGAAATAGTAAAATGTTAAATTTAAGTTGAGAGCATAGGTTTAGATAGGAGTTATACCCCGTAATACAGTTACGGGGTTTTTTTAGCAATGCGCTCCAACCCTGTATTTTTTTAGAAATCTCCCCGCAAGCGGGTCCCCTCTTAAAAAATACAGTGTTGAATTTATAAAAGTAATTGTTTATCAGAGGGGCGATTTAATTTAGGTTTTATTAATTAAATATGTGCAGCCATTAGATTATCAATGTCTGTTAGCTGGTTTGGGTTTCCGCTTCGCTATCGGCTGTCGCCAAGTTAAGACGAACGATTTTTAATATTCTGAATAAAAATAGAATTATTTTCATCAATCAGAGACTCCAAATTGCCATTTGAGCGAACAAGATTAATAAGCAATTCCTCTCTTGAGTCTATTCTAACAGCCTTTTTTTCCTCAAAAACAGTTTTTGGTCTACCAGCACCAACACGTTTACCACCTCTTTTTGATTTTTCCTTAACTGTAGTTTTCATAAAACACCTTTGATTAACGTTACATTATTCTTAAAGTATACATGCTTTGAATAAAGTTACAATAATCAAATAAAATACCACCCATAAATGACATTATGTTACGGGCTAGAACCGCTACGCTTAAAAAGGCTTTTGTTCTAGTTCGTGTGGGCTGGCGCTATTTTCCACACGAAAAACCACAAACGCCCCGCCATTAGATATTTTGGCGGGGCGTTTTCTCAACATAAAGTTCATCAATTTATGGGTTGCTAAATCACTCAGAATTTTCGGTATCTTCTTCCTGAAAAACCTCCACTGTTGGAGCGTCGCAAGTAATGAAATCATGAAATTTTTTATAACTTATTTCTATCATACAACCTGACCTTACAATTACTGAATAACCAGATAAGGCTAAATCCCTTAGTGATAAATCAAATATATGCTGACCATTTTGACTAGCTGAAAGATAGTAGTTTTTTAATATCTTACCTCTGTCTGTATATTCAGCCCAACCAGCAATATGAAGTGCTACTTTATAAAATGGATGTGTTTCATCAATGCTTTTTGGTTCTTCTTTTATCGGTTCTGAAATTTTACCTTTAGTAGATGGTTGTGAAGATATAGAACTTTGCAAGTGGCCGTTAGGCACATTAGAAGTGCGAGGAACAAACCCCCCGCTTGGAGCAGAACTATCAGTTTGGTGTAAAGAATTATCTCTAACATTTTCTAAGCCTTGATTTTGATTAGCCCGTTTAGCTGTTTCACTCAAACTTTCACCGCTAGACAAAGCACCAATGACAACCATTAAACCGATAGGTATACATGCAATTGCACCCCAAGTAGTCCAGTTGTTATACCATTTTTTTACATCTTTTGATGTTGCTTCCTGAACTGATTTATTATTTTTAGTATGACTTGTATAGAAACGAAAATAACGAGATTCATACTTACGCTCATCAGTTCTATATACAGATGCGTTTGTAGTACCTACCCCATCATGAACTTTTAATATGTATTTATCATCTTGACCCATATGGGATTTTTTAATGCAGCGGTATGACATTTGAATCATATCTTTTATATCTTTATTAACTTTACGAAAATTCTGAGTAATTAGCATGATGTCAAAGCCATAGTGACGATGCATACTAAAAAACTCAGTCAATTCTTTTTCAGTTCCTTGGGTTGGCATTGCAAGGTGACATTCATCTATAAAAAAATACACTTTTTGCCCTTGGGGGTTTTGCCATCCCTCATATTGCAGAAAGTGATCCTTTTTAGAAAAAGGTCTTTGACCACCATAGTTATGAAATTCACCATCAACTATCTCTATTAAGTCACGACAGTATTCACCATAAACCTCACAGAAAACATCAACGTTTAGAGGTAGATTAGTTACTACTTTGCGCCTATCTTTTGTAATTGTCGGAATAATATGAGTTACAACAGCTTCGTAACTTTTACCACCGCCTGGCTTACCTTGAATACCGTTAATCATGTTATTAACTTCCTAATCTAGTAAATGGTATTAATTGAAGAACAATTCTTATAGTTAAAGCGGTAACAATCATTGTTAAAGCTTGTGGGACACCTATCTGATTTAAAAACCAACCAACCTCAGAAGGTATAGAACTGGTATAGGAGGTAATATCTAAACCAGAAAAATAAGTATCTACACCCTCCAAAGCTAAACGACTAATATTTAAAATGCTGTCGAACATCCAAATAGTTAAATCCTTATGCATTTCTTGAACAGATAAAACGATACTCCAAAGAAACGTTTTAAATTCATTCCAAGTAGTTGCAAACCAATCAAGCATGTTAACCCCCGAATATTATTTTGCGGCAAGTAAATGCAGCAGTTAAAAGTATGCAAAGCTTTAAAAAAGGAAGAATAACCGTCCAATCAAAAGGAATAACCTTACAACCCAAATCGACCATTACATTAAAGCAAATCTTCATATCTGGAGCAGAACCACCAGAAAAACTAAGTTTAAATTGCTCTAAAAATTGAAAAAGACCAGTTTGTAAAATAGCTTCGCTTTGCGTTTCCCAAACACCCTGAAAACCATCTTCATAAACAGACTCGTAAAAACTTTGTGATTGGTTAGGGTCAAAAGTGCTTTCAACAGTTGTATTATTTTGTTTCTTTAATTCATCTAGAATTTGAGCCTGCAAATCATTACCAGAAATTACTTCAGTTCTAATACCCTCAGTAGAAGTTTTAACACCTTCAGTTGCAGTTTTTACACCTTCAGTTGCAGTTTTTACGCCTTCTACTTCTTCTTTAACCTTAACGACTTCTTTTATTTGGTCTCTGATTACTTCCTCTGTTTTTAATGTTCCTTTGTATGTATTTAATGTATTTTCTTTTACTGTGGCTAATAACTCGTTTGAACCCTGAACTTCTTTGGCTATTCGGTCTAACCTTTCTCTGTGAGATTCTTCTTCACGGTTAATACTATCGTTAATGATTTTTAAATTATCATTAACCTGATTAAGTGCATCTAACTCATTATTTTTATCAGAATCATCTCCTTCTTTAGGGTCTGAAGGTTCATCTGGGTCAGGAGTTTTGTCAGGGTCATCAGGGTTTTCAGGTTCTTCAGGTTCTTCAGGTTCTTCAGGTTCTTCAGGGTCTGGTTCAGGTTCAGGGTCAGGTGAACATGGAACTGGTTCAGTTGAACCATAAGAAACAGGCAAGTAATAACCACCATCTGAATCAGTTTGAATTTCACATTGGCGACCAGCATCAGCAGGGAAACAAACACTAGTTGAACCAGTAGAAGTACCAAAAACAAAAGGATCAGAATCGGTTGGTTCTGGGCAATCTGGGTCAGGTTCATCAGGGTCAGGTTCATCAGTTAATGGCTTTGCACACATAAAACCCGAAGGGTGCGTAGATGAAGGAACATTTATCTCATATTCAGGTAACATATCAGGAGGACAGTGATAATTAATAAGTTCTTCAGGACTTGACCACCCAATATTTTGATAGGACAAGACTTGGTCAGAAGACCAACCGCCAGAACAAGCTGAACAAAATGTTTGACCATAATATCTAAGCTTTGGTAGTTGTGAAGATCCATCAGTAAAACATTCAAATCCTGAATATTTCTTAGAAGAATTTGAAGCGGGCAAAGATGCGTCTCCGTAAGCTTCACAAGCCATCATTGAAGCTTCGGCTAAATTCCTACCACATTTAGAGTAAGAATAAGCAGAAATACAAGTTTCAGTTTCACCTTGAGGTGGTTTTAAGTCTGACATATCAGGTAATGCACTGACATTAGGAACAAAAAAAGCGCTGATAAGCGCCATTATTAAAAATAAGTATTTCATTGGCAGCTAACCCCAACCAAAGTTACGACATACAATAAAACCAGCTAAAGCCCCTATCATCGCTATTATAGTGAGGATAAGGGCGACGATTAAGCCGCCCATAAATTACTCCTAAACCTAAACTCGGTTAACAGCACGTTTACCAAGTGAACCAGATTTAAAGGCCATTGCCACACCAACAACAATTACCATCGCGCCAGTAACGAATGCTGCTACTGTTGTTAAATCTACCGCTGCAAATACATCAGTCATATCTTTATTCCTTAGAGTTTATTAATAACAAGTTTTGCGGCTTTTGCTTTATAAGACAAAAAACCGAAAGTAATAATCAGGCCGAAAGCCCAAGTAAAAGACGCTCCAATATCTAGAGCTGTTATCTCAATACTGGCAACATACGAAGCGGCCTCATGGCTAGGAACTAAAACAAAACCTTGGCATTGCTCTAATGTCTCAGTCGTTGGCGTTAATGTGCCGTCAGAATTAAGATAAATACATTGCATACAATTAGCCGCCTAACGAATCATGAAAGTGTTTTTTCAGGTCAGGGTCTAAAGGTATTAATTGAATAACTTCATTTTCAAAAGTTTTTTCACTGAATTCAAATTTAAGGTCATAAGCTCTATCGCCAACAAAAGCACCAGTATCTATAAGTACATGTGCATAAGATGCGTTAATTGCGATTGGGTCTTTACCGAAAGGTGTACTAGTAGTTTTACCAGCGGCCTTACGATTAAATTTAGGCGCGTCAACGTTATCCAATGGATAAAGAACTTCCAAAGTGGCGTTTTCAGCATGTGGATTTTTCGATTCAGGAAATCGAGTAATTGAGATACCAGCAATAACAATAGCCATTTTAATGACTCCTTAATTGTTCAGTTAAAATATGTTTATAAATATTAGGAACGTCTAAAGACTTCCCAGTTACGTATTTATCAGGAACTAACAAACCTAAAACAGTTTGCATATCTCCTTCAGTAATTTCTAAAATGTCAGCAAGTGCCTTTCCGCACATACGGCGAACCCATTTAACGCGGCTTGCTAAATCAGTGCCGGCTTTTGATACTTTTGCTGAACTGGATGTTTGAACTCCATCGCTATTAATCATTTGTTGTGAAAAGTCACAAATACCCGCAAAGGTAGAATCAGGGTCTAGTAAACAATCAACAGACCATTTTTTTAATTCAACTTCGTTGCGATACCAAACTAACGATTCGTCATCTATACCTTGCTCTAATTTTTTATCATATATGCGCCAGTAAACTGGACTTGTGCGTTTACCGACTGTGGTCATTTCAACATCAAACTTGCCATCAATAGTGAATGAATGACGAGGTGACATAGTTGGGTTAGGGCCGCCCTTTTTACGAGCAAACGCTTTTTGAAAGAAATTAAGTTCAGCGGCCTTACAGTTAAAAACGTTGT